TTATTGAGATAGCATTGAATGATGACCATCCTCATCAATTGGTGGCTTTGAAGATGTGTTTAGACAGGACTCTACCAGTGAGTATGTTTGAGAAGGATAAGAGCCAGAGAAGTGCTGTGACGATCAATATCACTGGATTAGGTGAAGAGCCTACTATCATTGCTGAACAACCTGAAGATGTAGAGGCTAAATATGGCTGATTTGAATTTCTCTCTCTTACCTTGGCAACAGCAAGTATTTGCTGATAAGACTAGGTTTAAGGTTGTGGCTGCTGGGCGTAGGTGTGGGAAGAGTCGGATGGCGGCTGTTACCCTGTTGATTGAAGGACTCAAGTGTCCACAAGGCTCTGCGGTGCTTTATGTGTCTCCTACTATGGGGCAGTCTAGACAAATTATCTGGGATCTCTTGTTAGACCTTGGAAGAGAAGTTATCCAGAACTCCCATGTGAACAACCTAGACATTACCTTGATAAACGGGGCTAGGATCTATGTTCGTGGTGCTGATAGACCAGATACGCTCCGTGGAGTTAGTCTAACGTACGCAGTGTTAGACGAGGTAGCGGACATTAAACCAGAGGCTTGGGAACAGGTTATACGGGCTTCTTTGTCAGACAAGAAGGGTAGAGCCTTGTTTATTGGGACTCCTAAAGGAAGGAACTGGTTTCACGATACCTTCAAGTTAGGAGAGTCTGGAGAGGATGAGGATTGGAAGTCGTGGCACTTTACAACTCAGGATAACCCTTTGATCGACCCTAAAGAGATTGAATCTGCCAAGAAGACCCTGAGTAGCTTTGCTTTCAAACAGGAGTATTTAGCCTCGTTCTCCAATGCGGGTGCTGATGTTTTTAAAGAGGAATGGATTAAATACGGGGAAGAGCCTGAATATGGCAGTTACTTCGTAGCTGTTGACTTAGCGGGATTTGAGGAAGTTGCCAAACAAGCGGCTAATAGTAAGAAGCGATTAGATGAGTCTGCTATTGCTGTGGTTAAGGTGACGGATGATGGTAAGTGGTTCGTCAAGGAGATAGAACACGGACGCTGGGATATAAGGGAGACTGCTTCTAAGATTCTGATGAAGATGAGGGATTACAGACCTTTGAGCATCGGGATTGAGAAGGGGGCACTGAAGAATGCTGTTTTGCCGTATTTGAGTGATTTGATGAGGAAAAATAACGTCTATAGCCACATCGTTGATTTGACGCATGGAAATAGGAAAAAAGCGGATAGAATCATTTGGTCGTTGCAAGGAAGGTTCGAGCATGGGAGAATAGTCCTGAACAGCGAGGAAGAGTGGGATACATTTGTTGACCAACTTCTTATGTTTCCATCGCAAGGTGTCCATGATGACCTACCAGATGCCTTGTCATACATTGACCAGTTAGCAGTCACCAGCTATTTTGATGACTCTGACTCTGATGAATGGCAACCGATGGATGTAATATCTGGCGTATAAGGGGCCAAAAATGGATCAAAACGAGTTTTACGAGCCTACTGAGAATGACAAGGAACTAACGGCTTTTGTCGTTGACCATTGTGATAGATGGAGAGACTACCGTAACGTCAATTTCTTGGATGACTACCTAGAATACGAACGTATCTTCCGTGGTGAGTGGGCAGCAGAGGACAAAACTCGTGATTCCGAACGTTCTAGAATCGTTACTCCCGCTACCCAACAAGCCGTAGAGACTCGCCATGCCGAGATCATGGAAGCAATCTTTGGTCAAGGTGACTTCTTTGACATTGAAGACGACCTGAGAGACATCAACGGTAATCCTTTGGATGTTGAGTTCCTAAAAGCTCAATTGATGGAAGACTTCAAACAAGACAAAATCCGTAAAGCTATTGATCAAATTGAGTTGATGGCAGAAATCTACGGTACTGGTATCGGTGAAATCGTTGTTAAGACAGAAAAGATCTTCGAACCCGCTACTCAGTCCATTCCTGGTCAAACTGCCCAAGCCGCTATCGGTGTGGTTGAGAAAAACCGCATTGCAGTGAAGATCATGCCTGTTAACCCAAAGAACTTCTTGTTCGACCCTAACGGAACAAGCATTGATGACTGTATGGGTGTGGCTATTGAGAAGTATGTTGGTATCCACAAGATTGTTGAAGGCATCGAGAAAGGTATCTATCGCAAGGTAGACATCACTCCGACCTATGAAGATACAGATTTAGAGCCAACACAAGAGTTGAGCCAATATCGTGATGAAAAAGTACTGTTGTTGACGTACTACGGATTAGTTCCTCGTGAATATCTGACAGAAAAAGACACAGAAGTTGAAGAGTTGTTCCCTGATGACTCTGCGGCAGAGGACTATTCCGACATGGTTGAGGCCATTGTTGTGATTGCCAATGATGGACTCCTTCTCAAAGCAGAAGAGAACCCATACATGATGAAAGACAGACCAGTTCTGTCCTACCAAGACGATACTGTTCCTAACCGATTGCTTGGTAGAGGTACTGTAGAGAAGTCCTACAATATGCAGAAGGCTATTGATGCTCAAGTTCGTTCACATTTGGACAGCTTGGCTCTGACTACTAGCCCTATGATGGGTATGGATGCGACTAGACTTCCTCGTGGTGCTAGATTTGAGGTAAAGCCAGGGAAAGCGTTCATGGTTAACGGTAATCCTTCAGAGATTCTTTATCCGTTCAAGTTCGGTGAGACAAGTCTGAACAACCTGAATACTGCCAAAGAGTTCGAGCGTATGCTCCTTCAGGCTACAGGTACTTTAGACAGTCAAGGCATGGTTAGCCAAGCATCACGTGATGGTGCGGGTATGAGCATGGCAGTTGCTACGATTATCAAGAAATACAAGCGTACATTGGTGAACTTCCAAGAAGACTTCTTGATTCCGTTTATCCAGAAGGCCGCTTTCAGGTATATGCAGTTTGACCCAGAGCGTTATCCTTCTGTTGACATGAAGTTCTTGCCTACTGCTACTTTGGGTATTATTGCCCGTGAGTATGAACAACAACAGTTCATTGGCTTGCTCCAGACTCTTGGCCCTAACACTCCTGTTTTGCCGTTGATTCTTAAAGGTATCTTGGGTAATTCAAGTCTAAGTAACCGTTATGAGTTGATTGCGGCCTTGGATAAGATGAGTGAGGCTGATCCACAAGCACAAGAGATGCAACAAGTTCAACAACAGTTGGCTCTCCAAGCGGCACAAGCTCAGATTGCTGTACAGACTACACAAGCAGAGCAAAATCGTGCTGAAGCTCAGAAGTTGATGACAGAGACTCAATTGATGCCTCAAGAAGTACAAGCTAAAGTGATTGCTTCTACAACCAAGAACCTTCCTCAAGGCAATGAGTCCAATGAGTTTGACAAGCGAGTAAAGATCGCTGAGTTAATGCTCAAGGAAGCAGATATTAAAAACAAAAGTAAGATTGTTGAGTTGCAGATGAACAATGCAAGGAATAATGTTGTTGACGTAGAAAACGACTTTCTCGAAACTTTGAATACGGAGTTGAAAAATGGCAATCGATAAAATATTTGATAGCGGGTCAGTTGATGGTATTGCAGACAATCTGTTCAACTCAGTAAGCAACTCTGTTTCAGAGATTAAGGCTATGCAACAGCGCAAGGCCGCTGAGAATGTGCAATTAGTTGTTCAAGCATTGAAGAAGATCGAGTCAGACATTCAAGACAAGTACGATAACGTAACAACAGTCATTGAAAAACGCGTAGCCTCAATCAAAGACGGAAAAGATGGTAAAAATGGTGCGGATGGTCGTGCTGGCAAAGATGGACGGGCTGGACGAGATGGCGCTATTGGGCCACGAGGAGCAGATGGGCTTGATGGTCGCAATGGTCGTGATGGTGAAGATGGTGTATCTGTAACAGACGCACACATTGACTTTGATGGCAGCTTGATTATTAGCTTGTCTAGCGGTCGTGTTATCAATGTTGGTGAAGTAGTCGCCCCTGATCTGGCTGAAAAGATAAAAGTTATCACTAATGGTGGCGGTACTAGCCAACAAGTCTTAGATACATTGGTAAGTCTGCAAAACCAGATCAATGCAATTACCACTGGTATTACTTATCAAGGTACTTGGGACGCATCTACCAATACGCCTACATTAACTTCAGGAGCTGGTACAACAAACGGCTTCTATATTGTTTCTGTTGCGGGTAGTACCAATCTGAACGGCACAACTAACTGGGGTGTTGGAGATTGGGCTATCTTTAATGGAACAATCTGGCAACGAGTTGAGGGTGGTTCTTCTGGCAACTTTGTTGATTTGTCTGCAAGTGGAACAGTCAATCTTTCTGGATTAACTGCTTCTACAGCTTTGGCGCTTGACGCCAACAAACTAGTGGTTAGTGTGACCAACACGGGAACGGGTAATAACGTCCTCGCCACTTCTCCTACTTTAGTAACTCCTGCCCTTGGCACACCGTCTTCTGGTGTGGTGACCAATCTGACAGGCACAGCAAGCATTAATATTAATGGCACTGTTGGCGCGACAACCGCAAACACAGGCGCGTTTACAACCTTGACTGCTTCCTCTGATTCAAGCTTCACATCAACTGGTGCGTTGACTATCAGCAAGGGAACGACTGGTGAACGTCCAACAGCGACATCTGGTATGTTGCGCTTTAACACCACAACGACCGAGTTTGAGGGCTATAACGGCACAGCATGGGCATCTGTTGGTGGTGCGGCACTGAGTA